TACATTAAAACAAAAGATACAAGACAAAGACTTTGCTTGGATTAAAGACAACATAGATCAAGAAGAATATAAAAAATTCTTAGATGATAAAATATTAGAAGAGTACAGACGTATTGATGAAAGAGCTAGAATTGGAACAGATGAACAAAATGAGGCTGAAATAAATAGAGAGAAATCTAAAGTTAGAGATCTTTATAATATTTCTACAGCAGATTCTGTAGGATGGTTATTGTACAATGACATAAACAAGTTTCCTAAAAGAGAGAATTGGGAATCTAAAGAATGGAAAGAATTACATAAACCAGAGAATAAACCAGCTCTTGATTTCTACAACTACATCAAAGAAAGAAATGAATACTATAAATCTATAGGATACATTAATGCAAAACAAGCAAGAACCTTTTTACCATGGGTGAGAAAAGGACTTTCTGAAAAATTAATATTTGGAGGAAAAATTACTGTAGGAGAACAGTTTCTTAGATCCATCTCTGTAGATGACTCTGAAGTTGGATATGGTAAGATTGATCCACTTACAGGTAAACCTGTAGATACTATTCCTATCTATTTTACAAAAGCATTTGACGCAGATTATTCAACTGACTTGTTTAAAACAATGTCTATGTATAATGAGATGGCTATTAAGTTTAAATATCTTTCAGATATTGAAGCACAAGGTAGAGCTCTTATTAGACTTGAGAAAAATAAAAAAGCAATTGCAACATCTATGTTTGGTAAAACTGAATATAAAGATGGTGTGTTACAATATAATCCTGATAACAGTGAGAACTCTAAACTAATTGAAGACATGGTGAAAGCCATCATCTATCAACAAAAATATATAGAGAGTGAATCATTTGATCAATTACTTGGAAAGCTTGGAAACTTTGGTGGTAAATTAAATAAGAAACTAGGATACGACATCTTTCCAGATAACCTAGATGGTAGACAACTTAGTGTAAACAAATTGATTACACAAATGAATAATACATTTCAGGTAAATGCATTAGGATTAAATGTGTTATCATCTATGTCCAACTTATTTGGTGGTAAGACACAAGCGTTAATCAACTCTGGAAAATACTTTACAAAAACTGATTTTGTATCTACAGAGATGTGGCTTCTTGCAAACAAGATGGGTGGTGAAGATAAACGTAAAATGATTGCTGCTCTTGATTACTTTATTCCTTTTACAGAAAACTATAATAGAGACGTTGCTAAAAAAATGTCTTTAACCAAGTTAGATGGGCAAGCTATACAAGACTTCTTAATGATCATGATGCGAGAAAGTGATAGAGCTGTTCAGACCACAGGATTCTTTGCATACCTAAGAAACTCAATTGTACAGGATGGACAAGTTGTAAATACTAGAGAGTATTTAAAATCTACTCCTGAGTATGTAAACTTCTATGAAGGAACTGCAGAAGAGAGAAAAGCTAGAGCTGAGAAGTTTGAAAAAGATGTGAAAGATCTTAATGAGACACAAGGTGTTTTAAAATTAGGAACAATTGTTGATAATGAGTTTATTATTCCTGGAGTAGATAGAAAATCACAAAGTGTTATAGAACTTAGAAGAAAAGTACAACAGTTTACAAGTGATGCCCTAGGATCTTTGACAGAAGAGAATAAACGTTTGATTAACCTTACAGTTTATGGAAGCTCTCTTATGATTTTTAAAAACTGGATTCCTAGACTTGTTGATGTTAGGCTTGGTAACTTAAAATATAATGCTGCTTCTGACGCATACGAATGGGGAAGAAGTAGAATGATTACTAAAATCATAACAGATGATCTTTTAAAATCAATTGGTAGATTAAACAATGCTTTAGTAGGAAACGATAAAGGTATTGAGTACATAAGACAGTTGTATGAGAAAAAGAAATCTGACTACGAAGCTGATACAGGTAAAGAATTGAATATGACAGAAGATGAATTCATCGATCTTGTTAGACAAAATATAAAAAATCAAATCCTTGATGTATTATTCTATGCAGCATTGTGGGCAACGTTCTTATTATTGAAAGCTGCTGTTCCAGATGATGATGAAAGTGACATTGTTAAAAACCAACACAAATTTGCTCTTAAAGCTGTAGATAAATTTAAAGATGAGATTGGATATTTTTACGATCCAACTAGTCTTACAAAACTTGTGGGCAGTGGAATATTTCCATCAGTAGGATTGCTTGATAACTATAAAAAAGCATTGTTTAATTTCTTAAAAGAAAATTATGCATTGGCTATAGGTGATGAAGAGATGGCTGAGAAAAATAATGTAATTAAATATTGGATGAAATCATTTCCTGTAACTTCACAAGCAGCAGGATTACTTCCTATGTTTTACCCAAATCTTGCAAAAGATCTTGGAATTAAGATGCAGTCCCAATATGGTATGCGATAGCTATATTATAACATTTATTTTGTATTAAAATGTGTAATAATACATATAAATTATTACATTTGCTTACTACAAATTAATCGTTTTTATCAAGGGAGAGAGTGGAAAATTAGTTACAAACTATAACATCATTCTTAAATGAGAACATTTCTTTTACAATTATTAGCAGCCCTACTCTTATTTTTTGCGCCAATTCAACAGTTAGTTATGGTCGTAGGTCTAGCAATCATGCTAGACACATTCACAGGTATTTATAAATCAGTTAAATTGAATGGATGGAAATCCATTCGTAGTAGAAAGTTGTCAAATATAATAAGCAAACTGGTTCTTTATGAGGTGTCAATCATTCTCCTCTATCCAATTGATAAATTTTTATTGAATGAACTATTACTAAACGTTGTTTCAGTTCAATTCTTTTCTACAAAAATTGCATGTGTTCTTCTTATTTTAGTAGAGCTTACATCAATTAAAGAGAACATAGAAGCTGCTCTTAAGATAAATATTTGGCAAGTTTTGAAAAAAGCAATCAACAGAGCAAAGGAATTAAAAGGTGATATTGACGAGATTAAGAACTAATGAAAAATCTATCAAAAGAAGAACTATTAAGTAGACTTGAAGCAATTAATCGCAGCAATGCTATTATTTACTTTGATCTTAATGGTATCATCTTAGGGGTTAATGATATTTTTTTAGAAGTAATGGGGTATGGTGTAGGCAATCACGAAGACCTTATTGGTAAACATCATAGCACTTTTGTTTGTGAAGAGTATGCAAAGTCATACGAATATGAAAAATTTTGGGATATACTAAGAAGTGGTAAGTATTATCAAGGAGAATTTGAAAGAAGAAAAAAAGATGGAAGTCTTATAAATCTTCAAGCAACTTATAATCCTATTTTTAATGAACATAATGTCATTACAAAAATAATGAAAATTGCTACTAACATTAGTGATATTGTTAGTAGTAAGAAACAAATAGATGCAATCAATAGAAGTACAGCTCTTGTTAGTTTTAATATTGAAGGATTTGTAACAGATGCAAATTCTATATTTTTACAAACTATGGGATATAAGTCTGATGAAAAAGATAAAGTGATTGGAAAGCACCATAGTATTTTTGTTAGTTATGAGTATTCTAAATCTGATGAGTATATTAAGTTTTGGGAAAATTTAAGAAAGGGTAAGTTCTTTGATGGAATATTTGAAAGAAGAAAGGTAGATGGCTCTACTATTTATTTACAAGCAACTTATAATCCTGTATTTGATAGTAAAGGAAACATTACAGACGTAGTTAAAATTGCAACTGATGTTACTGAAGCTGTAAATAGTAAAAAGAAGATAGATGAACTTTCAAAGAATTTGACAGTTGAATTAGAAAACTCTCAAAAACTTAAGCATGCAATTGAGATAGAAAAAGATGCTGCTTTGAATGACTTAGATGCAGTATTAAAAAAGAGTCAAAATGAGTTAATAAAAGTGATTGTTAAATGTGCGTTGGCAGTTATAATAGGAGTTGGAGTTGTAACAACTATGTTATATTGGGCAGCTATTGTCACAAATAAAGAAACTCAAATCATTGGTTCAACTTGGAGTAATATGTTTAGTGTATTGTTAACTAATGCATTTTCAATAGTTGGTACAATTATGGGTATTAAATATGCTACACAAGAAACTAATAATAAAACAAGTTAATTATGGGATTTTTTAGAGAATTAGTTAGTGACAATAACTCAATAGATGAGAAAGCATTTGTTGGAGTTATTTCATTTTTTGCAATGGTATTTACATTGTTAGTAGATGTAGTTACAGGTATATGGGGTGAAGAGTTAATCATTAAACAATTTATCTTTGATGGATTTATGACTCTTACAATGATCTGTTTTGGTATTGCCACTGCTGGAAAAGTATTTAGTATGAACAAACAAAAGAAAGAACAAGATGCAACTGAGTAAACACTTATCATTAGCTGAAGTTACAAGAAGTGATTCAGCAAAAAGAAATGGAATTAGCAATGAGCCTACTCCAGCACACTTAGAAAACTTTAAGCTATTAGCTGAAAAAGTATTTGAACCTATCAGAGAACACTTCAAAGTTCCTATTCATATATCTAGTGGATATAGAAGTGCTGCCTTAAACAAGAAGATAGGTGGATCACTTACATCACAACATTGTTCTGGTGAAGCGATTGATATCGACATGGATGGTAGTGCAAGTGGTGTTACCAATAAGCAAGTTTTTGATTTCATTAAGCAACATCTAAACTTTGATCAAATGATTTGGGAATTTGGTACAGATTCTAACCCTGACTGGGTTCACGTATCATACGAATCAACTGGTAAACAACGTAAGCAAGTTTTGAAAGCTGTTAAACAAGGTGGAAAAACAAGTTATGTACCATATAAGTAAGTTCATAAAACAACAATGGTTAGGAACCATTCTAATTATATTATTCATTCTGTTTTTGGTTTATGGAATAGGACAGAATAGTGAATTAGAAAAAGAAAAGCAACGTCTTGAAAAAGAGATTGAAGTGCTTGAGCAAAAGGAAGAACTACACTGGAATAAACTAGATAGTTTAAAAGTTAGCGAAAACACTATAATCAAAAAGGAAAAAATATTAATACAAATACAACATGACACAATTAAGATTATTGATACTATGTCTGTTAGTGAGCTTCAAAAGTATTTCACAAACAGATACAATCAAAAAGATAGTATTAGATGAGAGAGTTGGTAGAGAAGTTGTTAAAGACCTTGTAAGAGGAGATATTTGTAGACAACTTTTAAGTCTTGCTCAAGAAAAAAACGAGATACTTAAAAAACAAAACATTGAGTTATACTCAATAATAGCAATTAAAGACAGCATCATCTCTAAAAAAGATGAAATAATCACTATACAAGACAAAGCTATTGGCTGGTGGAAGAAACCTGAACTTCATGGATACTTAGGAGTTCAAAGTGTAAACGCTAGTATAGTTAATCCATATTTGTATGGAACATTACTACTTGAATTTCCTAAATTTAGTTTAGGAGCACAATACTTTGTACAACCAAACAATCCATCAGGGTATGGATTCATTGCAGAATATAACTTATTTTAAAACCAATGGCAAAAGTAACCAACACAGTAGAAAAGATTTCAAAATCCAAAGTGTCAAGACCAGGTGTTCATTCTAAAGCAAAGACATCAAAGTTGAAATCTAGCAA